AACCTGCTTGAAGCACCGACGGCGGTCAGTGCGCGGATTGCCTATCGCAAGAACATGCAGCAGATTGACCGCAAGAGCGACGTGCGCAACCTCTACACGCGGCTCTATCCCTATGGCTACGGCGCGGGGGCCGCGCAGGTCGACATCTCCGGGATCGACCTGGCGGCGAAGGGTAGGCCCGGCTTCACTTCGGGCTCGGTTGAGTTCACGGTCGATGAGGTCTTAACGGGAGCCTCATCTAGCGCGACGGCGAAGGTCAAGGCGTACAAGAAAGTCAAGGGGGCCTGGGGCGACGGCGATGCTGAGGGCGTTGTCTTCCTCTACGATATCAGCGGCACCTTCACCGACGGCGAGAACCTCAACGGCTCTGTCTCTGGGGACAACTGCGCGACGCTTGACTCCTCACTTGAATGCGTCTACGCCGAGAACGTCACGAAGTACGGCGTGATTACCCGCAAGTGGGAAGATCAGCGGTACACCATCGCCGCGAACCTGTATGATGCAGCCGAGGAGAAGGTTGACGCCCACGCTATACCCGAGTTGACGTATGCGCTCAAGGCCGCCGATCTGCACAGATTGACTGGGCGTGGGCAATTCGTGCTCGGGGATCTCGTGAAGGTCTACGACGAACCGCTGAGGATCGATGTCGATGAGAGGATCGTCACCCTCTCCAAGAAGGATGTCAAGGGCAAGCCGGGCGATCTCGGGATCCAGCTTGGCAACGCGGTCGAGAAGTTCCCCGACTTCGGGAGGATTGTCTACGCCGATGACCTCGATCAGGTGAAGGACGGCACGAAGTGGGGCAGGGTGCTCTCGACGCAGATACTTGCTGGCGAGATACTCCTGTCGGCGGTGCCAGGTAGCACCGTCGGCGCGTTCCCTGCGACACCGACTGTGGCCGGGCTGTACGTCGGCGCGACGCACTTCGGCTTCCACGATGGGACGAACTGGATCACCTACACGGATATCGGCGGCAAGGCCATGTGGGAGGGCATCGGCGGCGACAGCGGTCACATCCACTGGGATCCCGCAGGCGGCGGCTCACTCGACATCAAGGGGGCCGTCACGATTACCGCCGGGGCGGTCGGCGGGTTCAACGTCGATCCAACTGAGGGCCTCTACATAGGTACTGGCGCGACCCGCGTACAGATGAAACCTGGAGCGGGAATGTGGTGCGGAGCGACGGCCTTTGCCGATGCACCGTGGAGAGTAAGCCCAGCGGGGGCGGTGACGTGTACCAACCTAACAATCACGGGCGGCTCTATCAACATCAACAGCGGTGTTTTCACAGTAAGCCCAGCGGGGGCGGTGACGTGTACCAACCTAACAATCACGGGCGGCTCTATCAACATCAACAGCGGTGTTTTCACAGTAAGCGCGGCGGGGGCGGTGGTAGCATCAAGCATCAGTTGCACGAATCTAGTTGTGGGTGCTGGCAGCTCATGGGGTGGGAATGTCCTTGGCACGGCCTATATCCCGAATCTGAGCGCTACGAAGATCACTACCGACACGATGTCCGCTACTCGCATCTCCGGCGGGACAATCGGAGCCTGCACAATCTCGGCAGCTTATCTCACAACAGGCATACTCGACTTCGCCGCGATCAGCCGGACCGCCCTGTCGGTACTAAACACTGAACTCGCTGGCAGCATCTCATCCGACAAGATCGCTTCGATCAACGCCGATGTGATCACAGCGGGGACGCTCGACGCGGGCGTGGTGAACATCGTGAACCTGACCGTCACCGGCGTGATCACGTGCCAGGCGGGAAGCTCCTATGTCGGCAACGCCATCGGGACCGCGTATACCGCTGCTAAATGCCCCGTTGCGAACGCAGACCATACGGCTGACATCGTTAACGCGATGGCCTATAGGAGTGATATTAGGGCGGTTGACTGTGACACGACTATCATCTCGGGTGGGAAGATCATCACGGGGCTGTTGACTGCGAACAATATCACAGCGGGTACGATGGCAGCCAACCGCATCTCTGGCGGAACGATCGGAGCATGCATGATCTCGGCTGACAACATCACGACGGGTTCAATGTCAGCTGATCGCATCACGACCGGCGGCATGAACGCTGCCAGGATCACGGCGGGGACGATGTCAGTCGGCCGGATTACTATTGATCAGAATGTGAATTTTAAGCCAAATGCGACTTTACATAAACTATATGGAGTGGATACTATACTTTTTGGACCCGATGGATTAAGTTCGGGTATGAAGATTGGCCGCTCAGCTAGTGGGGGGCATTTGCTCTTACTCGGCAATGAGATTGACCTAACAGCAGCGCCTGGGCACGATATTAGCCTAATATCGGGCGACAATATCGTCATCGATGTTGCTGATGCTGACTATCCTATGTACATTAAGGATTGGGTAACTGCAGGTGGAGCGCAAGGAACAGCAGCAGGTAGAATAACGTTAATGTCAAATGGTATCACACGTTATCTGCGCTTATATACTTAAAGGGATTTATCATCGACTATCGTCACAAAGTGCCATTGATCAACCCACCAATCTGGAGGAAGCCACATAGTGCGGTCAGGTTGCGATAGGTCATTCCAGTCAGGTGTAATGCTTTTAGGTGGTTCGATATTGACAAAAAACCGCGCGGGCCACATGAACCAACCCAGGGCATAAAATTGTTCAATATGATTGCTTTCATGGGCAAGACTCCAGTCTCCATGCGAACTTCCTTGTTGTTGCGCATTAAGCACTATCGCGTTTCCGTATGCGAAAGCATTGTAGCCAATAGTGTGAATAAGCGATTGGGGGGCCCAAACTGCAAACACCGGATCAACCGTCACCCTCACTTCATTGAGGGAGACAGAGCATCCTACCTCCCAGGAGTAGAGCTCGACATCACCTTGAAGCCCGAAGAGGAGGAGGACACAAACGGAGAGAATCGACAACAACGAAAACTCGATATGCATGATCGCTTACAAGATACATCTTTTTCTCTTTGATGTCAACCTTCCTGATTCCAAAGTGGGCAAGGCTTGATTTTCAACCCCGTTCGTGATAGACTAATTTAGGTGACTTGCGAGCCACGCCTGACTTGAAACCCAAGGCACTCGTGCGAGTCAAAAGAGCTTAGAGGTAAGTACCGACAGCGGTCGGTTGACTGGACCTCTCCTTTAACCAGGAGAGGCTTTTTGCATTAGAGGAGGCAAAGTATGAGAAAGTTATGCGTGGGGACAATCATTACAGACACGGCGGGCGAGTCTATCGTTGGGGACGGTCAACCGATAACGGTCGGGATGAGCCTTCGCCAGTTGATCGAGCGGCAGAATCCTGGCAGCATGGCCGCGGCACGGACTTTGATTGGCGTGGGCGAAAAGATCGACCAATGCGAAGGCGATACGATCAAGCTCGAAAACGCTGAATACAACCATCTCAAGGAACACTTCGATAAGAACCCCGGCTTTTTCACGACCGTTGCCTTTGTGTGTATCGGCGACGCCTTCGAGGAGGCCGACCGCCTGTACCGGGAGGGGGAGAAGAAGAAAGGAAAGTGAGGGGCCGATGGACTGGAAGACCTTAGTACAAACGGGCGCTGCTGTCATTGTCACGGCCTTATTCCTTCGATTCCTTAAATGGCTTATTCCCCACATGGCCGACCGATCGATGAAGGCCGTTGTCGAGGTCATTCAGGACTTCAAGGTAATGCTAGCGAACCACATGGATCACCAGACTAAAGAGCACAAGGCGTTTCTTAATGCCGAGAAGGAGCAGACCGATCTGTTGCGCAAGCTCAACGGCAACTCTCATCCTCAATCTTGACCGGGGTTGACTTTAGCTCTTTGATCGGGTACGATAGTTAGGACATCTTAGGAGTAAGGTGGCGGCAAGAGCCGCCGGACCAAGCTCCTCCTGTGAAAAGGAGGGGCTTTTGTTTTGTGAAGGAGGTAGAGATGGAGTGGCTTAAGCAACGTGTAACTCGAATTATCGGTTTGCTCCTACACCAGGGCGGACCGCGACTGATCGGTTATTTCCTTACCAGGATCGATCCCACGCAGCTCGCCGACGCTATGCGGCCTCATCTACGGAGATTGATGGAGATGGCCGGACCTGATTGGCAAGCTCAATTCTCGACGGCTCTGCGCAAGATCGCGGAGTTTGTCGATGAACTGGTGAATGATCCAAACACAGGAATTTAAGGGGCGGGATGAAACTAGCAACGGCCCTTGCCAGGGCCGCATGGATAAGACATACCTCCTTGGATGCGGGGTTATCGTTTTGGGAGAGGGCGATAGCCCCGCTTTGTCATTACCCTCTCCGGGGGTGAGAACATGGACATTGATCTAACTGGAGTGGTATTAGCGATCATCGCGTTGATCGGAGGTTTTGCTCTATTTCGTAGTAAGAAAAGCAAACCATCTAAGCCGATAGAGCCCGTACCTAAGCCTTTGCCTAAGCCGACTTGTGGACCACCTGTTGTTTATGGCGCATTCATCAGTGGTGGTCCGTCCTATAGGTGGGGCGAAGGCGTCTTCCTCGACATGGGTTACCAGGTGCATGGCTGTGATTCGCTTGGTTACCCCGAAGCTGAATACGGCGCCCACAGCCCTGCGGGAAGACCGCTCACTTACGAGTGGCACGTCCAGCGCGAGGGGGCCGAAGAAGAGGACCCCGTATACGACCACAATGGGCGTGAAGTGGATGGGTTGAGAATTGCAGAACGCCTGGTGAAGTGGTACGTCGGGGGAGATCCCGGGATACCGGTGCGCTTTAATCCACTTGGCTGCGGCGACAATCCGACACCTCAGCCTGAACCAACCAAGCCGCCGAGCGAGTTCGCACAACTGACATGTATTGTGCGCGACGACTGTGGCAACGAAGTCAAGTGGACGCATACAGTCGGTATCCAGGCTAAGTGCGGCGGGTAAATGATGAGTTATCGAGAGGTAGTGGAGAAGCACGGAAGCATCTCAGCGGCCGCAAGAGAGCTCAGCATATCTAGGACGACTTTTAGCCGGCGGCTGAGAAAGGAAGAAGCTGGAGTGATGCAGACGCCGCTGCAAGACGCTGTGAGGAAGTACGGGAACCCGTTTCGAGCGGCAAGGAAGCTTGGGATTCCCCAGGCAACGTTCTACAAGCACCTGAAGAAGGAGCGTGAAGGGAAACCCGCATCGACAAAGGAACCCAAAAGGCAAAAGCGATCGAAGTCTCCCGGTCTCTCTGAGCAGGAGCTCCTGCAGCGCTACGATCCCACTGAGAAGACGCGTCATCTCATGCAGCAGATCCCCGCGCTCATCAAGCCAGGCCGATTTCTGCGCGACTATGACATCCGCAGGGCGCTCGGCTTTGGCGACGCGAGACTCTTTCGAGAGTTGGCCAGGGATCCCGACGAGGGCTTCATCAAGTATCAGTTTGTGATGGGTAATGAAGTGTGGTGGACCGATTCCAAGACAAAGGCCCGGATGCTCGGCCACTACAAGGCGAAGGAGGTGCCGATAAATGTCTGATGATAAATCTTTGAGCGAGAGAGAGCTGCTTGGCAAGGTCGACCCAGACCCGGAGCTCGTGTCTTTGCGCGAACAACTGTCGGAGGCCCTCTCTGATGTGAAGCGATTAAAGACACAAGTTGGCGACGACGTAAGGCTCTTTGAAGCAGTGCGCAGCAACGTCGAGATCCTGGAGCCTTACCCCCGTGTCTCTATACCAAAGCCAACTCTGAAACACGCTCCTGTTGAGGCGGCACTGATCCTCTGCGATGCGCACTCCGAGGAGCTTGTGCTTGCGGAAGAGATTGAGGGGCTTGCATCATACGACTGGGAGACATTCGAGCAGCGCATGGCGAGCGTGCCTGAGAAGGCGGTCGAGCTTGTCAACATCATGCGTCAGGGCAGTCCTATCAAGAAGCTGCACGTCTGGATGCTTGGCGATTGGTTCGTTGGGCAGATCCTCCCTGACGAGCTTGGTTGGGGCTCGAGTATGCCGTTGCCGGCAGCCTTACCGCGAGCAAGCATGGTAGTAGCGGATGCCCTGATGCGCCTTGCTTCTCACTTTGAGGAAGTTGAGGTTGTCGGCATAGCAGGCAACCACGGACGTAACACGACACGGCCTGTGACGAAGATGACTGCTGACCGCAACTGGGATTACTCGCTCTACTTGATTGCCCAGGCGATGACCGCGGACGAGGAGCGGATACACTGGACACTACCTAAATCGCGGGTGAAAGTCGTGGATGTGATGGGGTGGAAAAACGCGCTTACGCACGGTGATATTTGCCGGCGCACGCACACGATTCCCTACTTTGGGATCATCAACGCGATTCGCAAGCAACACGACACACGCCGCCGAACCACAGAGGACTTCGACTATGCGTGGATGGGGCACTGGCACCACTGGGGCCTGCTGGAGGGTGAGGTGATCATCTGCCCGCCTTTGATCGGGCATTCACAGTTCTCGCAGTACGCTGTCCACGAACGAGCGCCGGCGCAACAGCTTCTCGCTTTCTTCTCAGAGAAGCACGCCCTGATGAGCATGTGGCCGATCAACCTGTAATGAACTTCGAAGGTATGGACTTGGGCGTTTTCGATATCGAGGAGCCCGAGAAGGCCCTTGACGCCAACAAGATTTTCACCGTCGAGGAGACGAACGTTGGCGTGGTTATCATGCCAGATAGGTGTGAGATCGTCGGCTTCCAATGGGCACCGCCAGCTGACGGGAAGAACGACAAGGTGCATCTTTACGTGTACGTGCGGCGGCGGGGCACAGTGACGGGAGTGGTGCTATGGCCGACGAATTGCTGAGAGATATTCTTTTGCATCTGCATGAGATCCAAAGATCCTACAGAGACAGCATGGGTGGTGATGGCACTAAAGACACCTATGTCCCACAGTTATCGGCTAAAAAGGTGGACAAGCTGGCGGCGCGCGTGAAGAAGGAGGTGGCACGCCGTGAAGATCCCGACGTGTCCTAATCCTAACTGTGACTCGTCGAATGTCGTGGTGATCTACGAGGACCCGATCACGTGGGAATGTCAAGAGTGCGGCGAGGTGTTCGGAGAGTAGGAGGTGCATCATGCGTTGGTGGGGATGGTTGTTGGTATCGGTTCCTAGCTTGATTTTGTGGACGCTCATAGTTGTTGTGTGGGCGCTTTTGTCGCCAAGGAGATGATATGCCAGCATGGGTTTGGGTACTGATAGGTGCGGCGGTGGCGACCGTGTTGATACTGTTCGCCCTAGTCAAGTTCCTTGGCAGCTTGCCCTGGCCGTGGTTGTGAAGGGTTGACGATCAGGCTGATCGACGAGGAGGTGATAACACTATGATCAAGTTGGGCGACAAGGTGAAGGATTCCATTACTGGTTTTAGTGGTATAGTGATCGCTCGATGTGCATACCTCAATGGCTGTATATCGATTCAGGTGCAGCCCCAAAAGCTGGGTGGCGATGGGAAGCCTATCGAACCAGAATGGATTGACGAGCAACAGCTTGTTGATAAGAGCAAAGCGAAAGCCGGAGGTCCGCAAGTCAGGCCACCGTCCCTCAGTGTGCCGGGGTAAGGTTGACGATCGGCCTTGATCGGGTATGATGTCAGGTCATGGATGTATACAACTTGAAGGACATCACCGTGACGCTCGGCTTGGAATCAACGCACGCGGCGAGAAAGCGTGTCAACGCGCTGCGAGAGCTCCTCCAGCGGCGAGAGTTGTTAGTCTATATCCCTGAGCAAGGTGGGGCGCTCGGAGTCAAGGAAGAGGGGCTCAGGCTCCTCCAACGCCTACAAGAGATCGGCAAGGAGGGCAAGACCTTGGCCCAGGCGACGGACGCATTATTGATTGAACTCGGGGAGAAAAAGGAAGAGCCCAAAGCGCGTGAGATGAAGTTGTTTGAAGTCAGATTTCGACTGGAGTTAGGAGACTTGCGCAGCCGGATCGACGCCCTAGAGAGGAAGGTAGAGAGAAAGAGCTGGTGGGAATGGGTGCTGATGCTGCCGAAGGGAAAGGAAAAGGGCCCAAGGAGATCTTAGGCCCTTTCTCCGCCCCAACGAACGAAGCAGTAAATACCCCGGTAGCTCAAGGGAGAGTATACGATCATGGCGAACGAATGTCAAGGAATCAGGCCCACTTGCAATCGAATGTGATATCCGTTACAATCATCTCCCTTTTGCGGCAACGACCGACGCTCTGTTCGCAGCCTCCCACGATAGCCTAGGGAAGATGAACGAAGGAGGTATGCGGAAATGAAGAAATGGAGACTCTTCTCCGTGGGATTGCTGTTGCTCGGGATAGCCTTAGCGAGTGGGTGTTTCAAGCCGAACTCTCCACCTACTGCTCCGTGCAATTGCAGCGGCCCAGATCTCAATTGCAGCGATTTTTCAACCCAAGCGGCAGCCCAGCGGTGCTATAACTACTGCAAATCAGAAGGGTACGGAGACGTATTCGAACTTGACAGGGATAAGGACGGGATTGCTTGCGAGTCGCTACCATAGGTGACGCCTGCCCCACCAGAAAAGGGGACAAGGCGGGACTTGACAAATCCGTACCTACGGAGTATGGTATGCTCATGAGTATAGGACAGATGATTAAAGAAGCTCGTATACGGAAAGGAATGACGCAAGTCGAATTAGCGAAGGAAATCGGTTGCGACGATGATAGTATCTTTCGCTGGGAGAAGGAGGTGAATAAACCACTGCCAGTCTTTGTGGGGAAACTGGAACGAGTTCTTGGTGTATGTTTAAAGGAGGATAGAGATGACTCTCCAAAGAATAAAAGCCCCTCCCCTGGATAGGGAAGGGGCGGTCGTCCGGTTGCCAGACCGGACAAAGAATAAAACCAGCAGAGCAAGTGTAGCACAAAAAACACGCCCGTACAATCCCCCGCTAACCTTCAACGGCCACCGTTTTCTGTGTTTCTTCGGGCAGACTCCCGTATACGGCAAGCAAGCTCACCTCTATTTCTTGCGAGAGGGGATCCTTGTTGCCCTCACCCCGGGAGAGCTATGCGAACTAGAGCATTCGTGCTTGCCGTTTTGCTTCCCCCAACTTCAAGCCGTCTTAGCGGTTGAAGGATCCGAGTGAGAATGCGAGCCACCGGCCCTCTGAAACCCATGACTAGAGTGCGAGCCAAGATCGATTTGAAATCCATAGTATGTATGCGAGCCACGGATAGAGTGAAATCCACCGTCCCACTGCGAGCCATAAATACATTAGGAGGCGGTGATGAACGAGCTCGAGACGATAACGGTTGAGCTGTCGATGGATGAATGGAGACTGGTTAGGCAAATTCTTCAAGAGGAGACCGACTTAACCAACAAAATGCGAGGGGAAATAGATTACATATTAGAAGCCGTCCGCCAAGCGGAGGCGGTGGTCTGACATGGATACCTCTGAGCGCGACATCCGAAAAGTCGTCGATCCACTGTTGCCGTCAGTCCTGCTATCAAAGATCGCCACCGCCAAAGAGAATTACGAACAATTTGCGCATAGCAACTCAAGGACCGCTAAGGCGTTCGGCACACGCTTCCGGGTTCTAATCGGATTCAGCTATCCCGGGTTGTGGGTAGACGAAGGTGCAAGCCAGATAGGCACCCGGCGCGGCCGGCGGTTTGAGGGGCGTGGCGCGGCGGTGATTCTCGCCGCACGCATTCTCTTTGAAAAGGACTTGCTAGCGATCATGGCGAAACGGAACCCGTTCGACTATAGGAGGTTCCACCGCTTCGTCGAGAATCCCGTTTCGGAAGAGGATGCGTCCCTCTGTTGGTACTGGTTCGTGTCTTCCCATGACCCAGAAGAGAAAGAGCAGGCTAAGTTGTTTGTCGATGCCTGTACACAAAAGGAGGTATGCCGTGTCTGATGAGAACACTCTCCCGGAAGAGATTCTGACGCAGGAGATCCCGCTTGAGGAGATCTTTGTGCGGCGTGATAGCAACAAAGCGACCAAGGTCGGGCGTTATCGTTGTGTGGCATACGTCGAGTGGCCGCGCACGTGCTTCCGGATCCTGAAAGAGGCGGATCCGGACTTCACCGTCCGGGCGATCGACACACGCGTGGGCGATCAACCCTACTACTCAGCGACGCCGCACGGACAGAAGCGGATCGAGCCACCCGTCCACTTCTACGCCACACGCGAAATCACCGTGTGCGGAATCTCCCGGTGCGGCACCGGCGAGGATCAGCGCTCGCCAAAGGCAGCCGAGACCGATGCGAAAAAACGCGCGTCGTTCGACTTCGGCATCGCCCATCAACTCAAAGACGAGCAGTGGTACAAGAGTCTCGGCTTGCCGGGTGCGTCGTTCTACTGTCTGTGGCCGCGTGAATACGAGTTCGAGGGGCACGTGCCTCTGTCTAGGGTTCTCGGCGAGGAGCGCGAGAAGTTCCAGCCCGGTGACTATGCCCAGGAGACGGGAGTCGAGAAGGAAGCTCAAGAGAGTCGTGAATCCGCCAGTCCGGAGCAGCTCAAGCACACCGCGTTGATAGCGGTGAAGCGCAAGATAGAGCAACTCATGATCACGCCAGACGACGTGCGAACAATCATACGGATTCAGTTCGAGTGTGCTGAATCCGATGAGATAACCCCGGGCGAAGCGCAGGAGCTCGAAAAGCTGTTCGAGGGCTTCGAGAGCGCGGAGTCGGTCGGCAAGTGGATTCAGGAACAGATGGATTTAGAACTAGAACCTGTGCGGGATCTTGAGGAGGTGACCTCGTGAAGGTAACTGCCGCTGAGATCATCGCCAAGATCCCGGAGCTCCCGAAGGGGTTCGAGAAGCTTGTCCACACGAAGGGGCCGGGTCATGCTGAAGTCGAGTCATTTTCCAACCGTTCGCGTAAACCGTATACGGTCCACATTCAATCCCACTCGACGGACCCCGGCGACAGGTCGATCCTCGACGTGGTGTGCTCCTGTCCCGCTACGAAGCCTTGGTGCAAGCATGTCGTGGCGTTCTACGCGGTCGCTAAGGAGCTTGTGCCTACCGAAGGGAGTAGCGAGGAGGGAGATACCCCCCAAGGCGGCGAGGCGAAACAAACGGGGTCAGAGATGATCGCAGAGGGTATAGAAATGGTTGTCAACGGTATCGCGCTGGCTGTAGTGGAGCGCGTAGGAGAAAAATGAATTCACGGCCAGAGATCCGAAGCCCGGCTGACTACTGCGTCCTGAATCCGGCAGCGAGAGAACAGAACCGCCTTAATTATACTGCATGGTACAAGGGGCACAAAGAGGAGAGGCGCGTTTACAATGCCGAATGGCGTAAGAGCCACAAAGAGGAGAAGCGTGTCTACCAGGTGGCGTATCGTAAGGGCCACAGAAAAAAAGCACGCCTCTATAGTGCCGAATATCGCAAGGACCATCTGCCTGAGATAGCGGCAGGGTGTGCGGCCCGTCGTGCCTTGATCCTCGGTGCCACCTTGGGTGATTTAGCGTCTATCAAGGAAGTCTATAGGCAGGCCAAAGAGGATGAACCAATCCGCTGCTATTTATGCGGTGAGCTGATTCCCTTAGGCCGCCGCCAAGTCGATCACGTGCACCCGTTATCGAAAGGGGGAAAGCACACGGTAACAAATCTAAAGATTGCGTGCAACATCTGCAATAACAGTAAAGGATCAAAGATGCCTAAAGAGGTGGAGGAGCAATCGCAAGGGAGAGGGCCGCACGGGAGGCCAAAGCTTCGGCGTATGAGCACAACGCGGACGGACCTATCTAAAATGAATCCAATCGATCGCTGGCGTCCGGTCCTTGGGGGTATAGCGGGTTACGCCCCCGCTGTGGCGCGGTTCGATTCCGCGACCGGTGTGAGTCCAGTGAATCCCTCCTTACTTACGGCGGCGGGGCCGATGCGGGGTTTCCCTTGCTTTCACCGCTACGGCCCCCTTCGCCCTCTTCTATGATGTCAGGTCGTGGACGTATACAACAAAGATACCCAAGAAAGCCTCCGCAGTTCACAGTTTCATGGGTCAAGAATCAGCGGGCCTTGGGGAAAAGCATGAACCAAATGGTGGAAGTGTTTAGCGTCAGTCCCAAGGTGATGAAGCGATGGATAAGAGATCTCGGCCTTTCAGCTAACACGACATCGGATCCCCAATTAAGACAGCGGCATGAGGCATTTTCGCGGGCCTTGGAGTATGCCAATAAGCTTAAAGCGTATCCGCATGGCGAGGAGATCGAAGAAATGGCGGTTCGCACGTTCCCGTTCCATGAGAAGGATTTGGTTGAGCTGATCGAGACCCGGCCCTTTCGTGGCTTTGAAAGCCTGACGGACAAGCCTAACCGGGTTTAAGTTTAAGGGGTGAGGGGGATGCATCCAGGATCAATTGAGAGTGACCTCACAGCGGCGGGGCGCGTGTATGCTTATCTAGGTCATCACAGAGGTTGCTGGGTGGACGCGTGGCGGTTGACGCTTGATACGCGGACCACGGCGATCTCCACACGGATCTCCGAGATCCGACACCAGCTACCCCGCAACGAACGGATCGAGGTCAAGCAAGTCGGGCGCGGATTCTACTACCGCTTGGTGAAGGTGCCGGTGATTCAACCAGTGGGAGAACAGTTAGCGTTGGGGGTTTAAATGGCGAGTCAACTTAGCGAGAAAGAGAAACGGGAAACCTTACAGCTACGCAGAGAGGGATTGAGTTTGCGCAAGATTGCCCGAAAAATAGGTTGTAGTGCTCCGACCGTGCAACGTATCTGTGATCCGGCTGCGTACGAAAGAACCAATGCCTGTAATAGGAGGTGTTATGCCAAGCACCGCGAAAAGCGGCTGGTTAAAGCAAACCAGTATCGCGAAAGTCATCGAGAAAAGTATCGTGCGCTCGTCCGAGAATGGCGCGAAGATCACCATGAAGAGGTCAAGAAATATCGCAAAGATCACCATGAAGAGATTCAAGCAGGACAGAAGAGATATTATGCCAAAAATCGCGAGGTGCTAAACGCCAAATCTCGGGTAAGGTCTTCGGCATTTAGCAAGACCCCAAAAGGGAAACTCTGCTGTTGTAACCGTGAACATAAACGCCGCGAGAAAAAAGAACATGGACGCGGCTTTACAATGAATGACTATGACCATAAGTGGAAACAACAGGAGGGCAAATGCGCCTATTGTGGCTGCTCTATGGTGCGATCTAAAGACATTAAGGATATTCTCCTTCAAAGCACGGCCCACTTCCGCAGTAATTATTGTACCATCGATCACATAATTCCTTTATCCCGAGAAGGTCTACATGAGCCAGAGAATATTGTCTTGGCTTGCAGGAAATGCAATGCGCGCAAGCACAATAAAACCCCGAAAGAGTATGCATCTTATCTGGCAGAAATCAAAGAGGTGGTAGCGGCTTGACTGTGATGCGCATTACGCTGTATAGTGAATCATCGCCCTTGAGCAAGGCAAGCAGCTCCTTTGAGGGAGCTAGTTGGGGTTGGTCTCTTATGAGACCCTGGTTTGCATTGAACGTGACCGTCGGTGAGCGCCGACCGTCTTCGCCATTATAGCAAGGCTCGAGGAGAAGTCAAGAGCAAGGATGAAAGGGAGGTGATCAAGGATGGAGATAAACGTTCAAGTCGATCCCGAACAGATCAACAAGATGGTGGCCGAAGCAGTTCTGCAATCCGCAATCGGTGAACAGATCCAGGACGCAATCGACAAAGTTACAGAGGAATACTCACGTAGTTGGGATAACCCGATCCGCCACGTGGTTAAGAAGTTGGTTGACGAGGCAATCGCAGAGGCTGTCAGCGCTAGCTTCGGGCCATCGGTGAAGAAGAAAGTCGCTGAATCCCTAAGCGACGATCTCGTGTCAGACTTGATAGACAAAGCTTGGAAGGCACTTACGAGTAGGTATTGAAGCGGCGGGAGAAGTCAAGGGGCGTGGGGTGAGATGAGCGACGATCGAGCGATGGAGGAGAATCTTGGCTGGGCACTGATCCCGCCCGACGTTCTCTCAGATGAGAAGTTGACGAGCACTGAGAAGTTGTTGCTCGGTCGCATCATTGGACTATCCGGCAAGAGTGGTCATTGCTTTGCCAGCAACGCTTGGCTCTCTCAAGGATTGGGGTTGACTAAGCGCAATGTCTCGGACTGTATTACCGTGTTAGTTGATAAAGGCTATGTCATCAGGAAGATAGACAGGGACGCAAATAACGTCGTTGTTGGTCGCCGCCTGTATTCTGTCAACACCCTCCCCCGTTCTATCGTAGGAGGTATCCCGTTAGAACTGGGGACCTCCCCCGATGAAACGGAGGAGACGAAGGGTAGAGTAGAGGGTAGAGTAAAGAAGAAGAACCCTCCTTCGGACAAGCCGAAGAGGGAGACCGTCAAGAAGGAAGACCTCGACCACCTCACTGAAGGCTATGCGGCACGCAAAGGCGTCCGTCCACAAGGCGACGAATGGAAGCCTATCCAACAGGCGTTTCGTCACATGCTACTAGACGGAAACACCGTTGAACAGATCGAGGGCTGTGAGGATGCTATTGTCAACGAAGGTTGGACGTGGACCATCAACACTGTCCGGCATTGGATGCCCGACTTCCGCGCCGGCAAGTTCCCGAGTAAGGATGGCCGCGACGCCGACCGTATACGGGCGTTGCAGGATGATATCGACGAGATCGACCGTTATATAGCAAACCAGCTTAATTCGCGCTTGATTGAGCTAGGGCAGCGTGACACTGAGCCTAGAGACCTAATAGTGGAAGAGGCCGAGGAGGCGGCGCGGCTTGAGCAACTATGGCACGAAAAGATGAAAGAGAAAGAGCGATTAGCGAAAGAGCTCAAGAAAGTAGGGGGTGAGCGGTGAAGGGTGATGAGAATACGGTAGTTGATTCCAAGAAAGGAGTAGTTCGCTGTTTGGCTTGTGGATGCGAGATTCCATTCCCTTTAGGGGCTATCCCGTGGGTGGTGAGCGTTGTTAAGGCATTCGCAAAAGAACATCGAGCTTGCACGACACGGCCCGATCCCCGGCTGACATCATTTCAGAGGAGGTGACCGATGACTGAAGAGGAGATCCTAAAGCTGTCGGATGAAGAGCTAGATACGCTGGCGGCGGAATTCTCAGGATGGGTTCTAAGCAAGGACGCGGTGAGGATGCCCGATGGGTCCTCTCGTGACTTGTGGCATTGCGATGTTATCCATGGCGGGGCCCTGGAATGTTTTGACCATCCGCCTCGCTTTACACGCGACATCGCTGCTGCAATAGATCTGTGCAACGAGATTTATAACCCGATGAGTAAGATTCGGAACGGCGCGTGGGTGTTGAGCACCGTCGATGGGGGGAAGGACTGTAGCCTAGCGACGCTCTTCTTCGGGGCGCCATCACGCCGTGAGAGGAGGCAGGGGAGGAAGAACCGGCCGTTGAAGGCCCAGGCGAAGACGGCGAAGAAGGAGATGGCCCGTGCGATCACTTTGGCGTACGTGGTGGCGCACGAGGGCGCGACGGTCGACCTGCGGTATCAACCCGAGGAGACGTGATGAGCTTAAAGGCATGTGAACAGTGCGGCAAAGAGTTTACAGTCAATGTCCATAATCAACGGTTTTGTTCACATAATTGTGAGGCAAAAGCGTGGGCCGTTCTACATCGCGAAAAGATGCGCGAAAGTTGTCGGCGTTGGGCTGCTTCACATCGAGAAGAACGTCGTGCATATAAACAACATTACGAGCAGGAACACCGCACAGAACGGCTTAAACATAAAAGAATGTATTATCGAGAACACTGCGTTAAGGCACTTGAATATGCAGCAAACTATCGCAGAATACATCATGAAGATCCTGAGCGCCTAGAGCGATGTCGAGTAGCCGCACGCGAGTACTATAAAAGACACTTATCTGAGTACAATGCGTACAGTACCGTAAGGCGTGCTCTTAAATTAGCCGTAACTGTCGGCAATCTGACCGAAATTCGGGAGATATACCATAAGGCAAAGGAAGATCCAAAAGTTAGGTGTTATTTGTGTGGCCGCCTTATCCCGAAAGGGCACCGCCATGTCGACCATATTGTCCCCTTGACGAAAGGAGGATCTCACAGGCCCTCGAATTTAGCGGTAGCATGTGATAAGTGCAACAGGGAGAAATATAACAAGATGCCAAAAGAAGTGGGGATATTGTTATAAAGGGGAGATGATGTTGAGAAAGATATTGCATAAAATAGACCGGGAAGTGGGCCGGCACATGACCGCGAAGCGGTGGATCGTGATCTATTTCGCTATCGCCCTTAGTGGATACATCCTCGCATATTTTGGCAGATGGTGGGCCTTTCTCGGCATACCGATGGCGATTGTCGGCGTGTTTGGCCTTGTCGGGCACGCGCGGAGGCTGCGATGACCCGTAGCGAAACTGTCCGACAAGAGGCGATGAGGCTTGACGGCTATCGTTGCGTTATCTGCAGCTTTGACGGGCGCGACATCCACGAGCGGCTTGGTGTGCTTTCGACGCATCACGACGAAAAGCTCGGGATGGGCGGTAGTCGGGAGCTCGACACTGTTGAGAACAGCGTCACGCTTTGCTGGGGCGCCGGAAGCTGTCACCAGCATATCGAGAATCTAGCGCTTGAGATTGTCGAGTGGGACCGCGCGGCCGGCATCTTGACCGTGATCGACCACCAAGGGGTGCGCTGGAAGAAGAAGGGCCGGATACCTAATGAGCGGCTGTGGTTCTACCGCCGCAAGCTAGCGGAGGAGCTTGAGCCGGTCGAGGCGCGGATCCAGGGCCTCCACATGATCGACGGCGAGGTGGCAGGGGATCTGTGGCGGCTGTGGAAGGATGACGCGTACAAAGTGCTCGACCCCGACATGGTGAGCTTCCGGCAGTACGCGGCTTCCCGGGGGTGGAACGCGCGGCGTGCGAGCAGGATGGCGCACCTGTACGACACGGCGGAACAGTTGCGGATACCGTGGCCTCCCGGGGTAAGCGCGACGGACTTCCGCCGGCAACTCAAAGATGCGGGCAAGCTCGAGCCACGGGACTACTGGCACGTGGCTTTCCGCGATATCCCGACGCTGTTGAGGCTTATCGCACAGGGGGACCTCAAGGTCAAGAGATGCACAAGCGACGAGTTTGACGAGTATGTGAGGCCGTTGGCGGCGATAGGGTTGAAGATCAACTCATGGTTCAAGCTCAAGGTCGATAAAGGCAGACTGTCAGGCCCGGACGGCGAGGCGATACCGTTCGAGCGGGTGAAAAAGGGAGCGGGCTAACGACTGATACACCTTCCAAGAAGGTGATCTATGGGATTGGCTCAGGCTGTTGCCGAGATTGCGGATCATTGCAAACGGGATCCGCGGGAATTGAGGGAGATCCTCGACGCGGTGACACGCAGCGACGGCAACTGGAATGAGTTCGTGCGGCTGGCGAGGTTCCTGAACCGGGGCTACAGCGGAAAGATGACGATGAACTTCGACGGGGGACGGATCACGGATGCGAGAGTCGAGACGAGCTCGAAGGCTTTGGCGCGGCTGCTTGAATCGAAGGCCGGTTAGGGTGTAGGATCAAGGTGAGGCGAGAAGCGATGGTTGATGGATTGACTAAGAAGCAGCGTGCCTTCGTGGAGGAGTACCTTGTCGATCTTAACGCGACGCAGGCGGCGATTCGTGCAGGGTATAGTGCGAAATCGGCGGCCGAGATCGGATATGAGAACCTGAGAAAACCTCAGATTGTGGAGGCGATCGCAGAGGCACAGAAGGCTCGGTCAGAACGTACGCAGATCACGGCGGACATGGTGGTGAAGGAGCTTGCGCTTCTTGGCTTCGCGAACATGCAGGACTACGTTCGGATCACCTCTGATGGGGAACCATACATTAACCTTTCTGATCTGACCCGAGAACAGGCTGCAGCCATTTCCGAGGTAGCCGTAGACGACTATACGGAAGGCCGCGGCAAGAACGCCCGAGAGGTTCGCAAGGTTCGGGTCAAGTTCCATGACAAGCGTGGTGCGTTGGTGGACATTGGCAAACACCTTGGCATGTTTATCGAGCGTCATGAACATACAGGCAAAGACGGAGGCCCTATTGAGCATGAAGTTATCCACAAGTTGCGGACTCGACTTGCTGCCATTAGAGGAGGGAAAGGAACTTCTGAGGGCGGCGGAGAGTGATCCCGATCTCGCCCTGCAGCTAGAGTACTTTTGGCCGCTTTGGGCGCGTGATGAACAATTGCCGCCTGAGCGGAGATGGCACGTATGGCTTCTGCGCAGCGGACGCGGTGCGGGAAAGAACCGCACTGGTGCCGAGTGGGTGATCGACTGCGCCGGGCAAGGTTGCACGCCGATAGCGCTAGTCGGTGAGACGAAGGCCGACGTGCGTGATACCATGATCGAGCTTGCCGACTCATCAATCCTCAAGCGCTCGCCGCCGTGGTTCATGCCTGTGTATGAACCGTCGAAGCGGCGTCTCGTTTGGCCGAATGGCGCGGTTGCGATCGCCTATAGTGGTGACGAGCCTGGTCAGTTGCGCGGCCCCCAGCATGCGAAGGCGTGGGTGGATGAGCTCGCCAAGTTCATGTACCCGGCGAAAGTGATGGATAACCTCGAAATGGGTCTGCGCGTTGGAGACAATCCGCAAATTCTCATCACTTCGACACCTAGGCCGATTAAGGTGATAAAGGATCTTATAGCCGATCCCGACTGTGTGGACGTGAGGACAAGCACGTTTGCTAACACGGCGAACCTCCCGCCGAAGTTCCTTGAACGCCTGCGGAAGAAGTACGAAGGTACGACACTTGGAAGACAGGAGCTCTATGGCGAGATCATCGACGAGATTCCCGGCGCGTTATGGCAGCGCACAACCATCAAGCACTGCGACCACCCGCCCGAGATGGACAGGATAGTCGTCGGTGTGGATCCTGCGGCAAGCAGCGAGGAGGGCAGCGACGAGACGGGAATCGTTGTCGCTGGCAAGTGTGGTGAGGACTTTTACGTCCTTGAGGACTTGTCAGGGCGGTATACGCCGAACGAATGGGCGGGATTGACCGTCGGGGCCTATCACCGCTGGCACGCAGATCTGATCGTGGCGGAGAAGAACAACGGCGGCGAAATGGTCTTGAACACGATCCGACAGGTTGACCCAGAGGTGACGATTAAGCCTGACGTTTGGGCATCGCAGGGCAAGTCAATCCGCGCCGAGCCGATCGTGACCATTTACGAGCAAGGGCGCGGCTACCACGTCGGCGCCTGGGCGACGCTCGAGGATCAAATGTGCACATGGCTAAAGGGCGCGACGGTCAAGCAGATGGGGTGGTCGCCGGATCGCATGGACGCGATGGTTTGGGCGGCAACTGAGTTGATGCTGGGGCCGCAGACGTTGGAACCAATGTGGGTATAAGGAGAGCGTGGAGTGGCCGAGTTGAGGAGGTGAGGCGTGCCTGCATTGAACTATCAACTATGGAAGGCGCGCAAAGTAGAGTCCGGTGAGTGCCAACAGACAATCCGGGCAAACAGGAAGCGTCCATTTCGCGTCGGTGACCGTTTGTATCACTATGAGGGTATGCGCACAAATAAGTGCCGGAAACTCGGTGAAGCCATATGCACTAAAGCCGCAACAATTGTGCTGGGCAAAGACTCCGTCGTGATACCTGTATTTTCAATATACCCACTCTTGTCTGGTAGAGTTTTAAAAGCTAAAGAGCGAGATGCGTTAGCACGTGCCGATGGGTTCAAGGACTATGCTGGGATGCAAGCATGGTTTGGCAAGGTGCACGGCCTACCTTTTTCCGGCCAACTGATCCGATGGGGACGGATTACGCAACAAAAGTGATCTTTTGTTGCGAGAACTCTGGGAATGCAGATAGGAACGGGTTCTTAGAAAAAGGTGATTATTGTCCTTTGACATCTTAGGCGCGACGTGGTATGATGAGTATGATGAACGCGACAAAGGAGGAGATGGTCGGTGAAAACGAAAGCTGAGATGTCAGGAAACACGACGCGTACCCCGGCGGCTGAACGAGTAGCGAGTATGGCCGGAAATCATAGTACGGCCCTCTTAACTGAGGTAGCGAAAGGGATGCGGGATCGGGCGCTGCGAGGAACAGGATGCTTCTAAGAGTGCGGTATCAATCCGCACAGCCTAATCCGCTGGATCTTAGATCTCTGCCTGTCGAGCGGGCGTGGCACGAAGACATGGATGCGGAAACACCGACCTGTCCTTGAGGAGGCTTGATGAACCCGCGAGCTAACGAGCGCCTTATCCAGCAGCGCCCAGACGGTACCTGCTTCCTGGCTATCCCCGCCGTATACAGGGACGAGCTTGGCATCAAGGGCGGGACGATCATCCGGTTCACGCGCCAGGGGACCGCGCTCGTGCTAGAGCTAGTCGGCTGGCAGGAGCCGAAGAGGAAGGAGGTCCGATCGTGAATGCTGAAGAGAGAGCAAGAATAATCGCAGAATATCTCTTAGGTGGTCCACAGTGGCATCAGAAGTTTCTCGTTAGGCACATCCGCGCCGCCCAGTACGAGGCGATGGAGAAGTGCCTTACGTATATTGAGACAGCGTGGTTTGACAAAGATGGGATGCTCATCGCCGTGGATGGAAAGGACTTCCTTGACGATGTGCGCAACACCCTCATCAAGCAGCTAGGAAAGAAATGACTCCACGGGCGGCTGCGCTTACGAAGAGGAAGTGACGGATGTGATTAGAAGTCCTCGGCCAGCCGCCCGAGGGAAGGAGGTGTGAAGGATGGACGCAATTGAAGATGCAGTAAGAGCAATCCTGATGCGCTCAGTTGGCGAGGCGCTTGATGTTGAAGTTGAATATGGTATTCGTCAAGTTGAACGCGCTGTGGATACAAACAAAGAGGAGAATGAGAGGCTGCGGGAAATGGCAATCACCCAGTGCCGGAGGAGGGAAATTGAGCTCGTCTATTCAGGTGAGCGTGACGATATGATCAGCGCTGAGGTGCGACAGATACTCGTTGATGAATTCGGCGAGGAGACGGTAGCCGCCCTCGCTAGGGAGTAACCGTCACCTCTGATCGGCCTTGACTTGATAGGGGGGGTATGATATACTGAGCGTGTAAGACATACTAGGTTGAAGGTAGCAGGCTGAGGGCCTGCTTGACTTGACGCCTTCTGGAGAAATCCGGGAGGCGTTTTCGCTTTTGTGAGGTGGTAGATGGGAGTTCGCAGCCGGATCGCGCAGACCGTATTGAATTGGGCTGTCCGCAAGACGACCTTGGCGGACTACCTCAAAGAGCATGTTGGCGACGCAGGGGTTTATTCCGCGCGCAAGGAATGGAGCGTATACAACGCGATCAAAGAGGGCTACAAGGCTCATCCGGTTGTATTTCGTGCGATGAACTTGCGTGCAAGCACTGTAGGGAGTGTTCCTTGGCAAGTAAAGACAATGGGCCGTGACGGGCCTGAGATTGTCGAAAAGCATTCGGCGGTCGATTTTCAGAAGCGACCGCATCCGAGGATTGGCTGGGACCAACTCATCCGCCGCGTGATCATCTTTTGCATTCTCGGCGGGGATCACTGCTGGCACATTAACTCAGTGGGAAAGCCGATTCGCACCGTGTGGGTCCATCCGCTGTTGCCGCACCTGCTTGAGATTAAGCTGAGTGACGAGGGGGAGTTCGTCTACGAGTATACCGCAAAGGGCAAACTAGAGCCCCGGAAATTCAAACAAGATGAGGTCGTCCATTTCCAGTACTTTGACCCGCTCTCGGATGTTCACGGTATGGGACAGATTGAGCCTGCGGGCCGGGTGATAGACACAGCCAACGCCGCTTTCGATTGGAACAAGGAGGCGGTGGTGAACAACCGCCTTGTGCCCGACGTGGTGATTGGCATCGATCCAGCTACCTCGAAGGAGTCTTACACAAAGGTGCGTGAGAAGATAGATGAGCGTAGCGGCAAGCTGAAGGCGCGGGCGGCACTGCTTGTGCCGGGGCTCAAGAGTTTTCAGCAGGGCAAGCTCACGCCGATCGAGATGGACTACAACAAGTCCCTCTCTCGGGCCGATCGGCAGATCTGCATTGATCTCGGTGTTTATCCTGACTTGATCGGCGTAGAGGATGCGACCTACGAGAACTACGAAAAGGCGCGGCGCGCGCTGTGGACTGACACGGCTATCCCCGATCTGATCTTCATCCGCAACATAATCAACCGGCAGCTTGCGCCGCAGTTCGACGGCGAGATCTGGTTTGACTTCGACCTCACTAAGACCGAGGCGATGGTGTGGGCGCGGCGGGAGAACGCCGAGGAAGCCAAACACTATATAGCAATGGGGATAGCACCCCGCGTAATCAACGAGCGGCTGAACCTTGGGTTTAATCCCGACGAGTGTCCTGCTACCGGATTCCTGCCCGCGACGCTCCTTCCCGTCGTTGTTTCCAAGAGTGGAGGCCGATCAGTCCCATCCCGGGCTCGACGAGCAAGTATGGAGTTCTATGACAACTATCGCTCGATCAATCTCCAAACCGACGCTCAATTTGCCGCGCACTGGCGGACGGTAGATCGGCAAGAACAGGCATTCACTAACGGCATCACGGCGAAGGTACGCGAGCGGTTCGATGAGGAGCGGAAGGCGGTCGTAAAGGCGATCAAGGAAGGCCGGCGCGACCTCGACCCCGTGATCGACTCGCAGGCCGACGCGTGGAGCAAGCTGTTGACCGCCGCGTGCCGTGCGGTGATCGAGCACTTCGGTGAGCAGACGGCGAAGGATCTGTCGGGCGGTGAGGCGGCGATCTATCCTGGGGAGCACCGATACGTTTTCGACCCGTGGAACGCACTGATTCAGGGGTTCGTGGCGACAAAGGTCGCAAAGGACGTCCAGCACGTCACCGACACCACGAAGAAGACGATTCGCACGGCGGTGGCCGAGGGCCTCAACGCGAACGAGGGTTCGGTGCAGATAGCGAAGCGCGTCGAGGGGATCTACAGCGCCAAGTGGATGGGCGAATGGGGCTACATACCAGCGCCAAGTGAGTGTAAGTACCGCTGCGCGGTGATCGCTCGCACGGAGGTTCACAGCGCGGCGGGATTTGCGATGCACGAGTCGGCACGGCAGTCGGGCGTGGTCGAGGAGAAGCATTGGTACGACTCCAGCGATGAGCGTGTGCGGGATAGCCACATAGCAGCTACAGCGCAGGGGTGGATACCGTTCGACCAAGTGTATTCAAACGGATGTATGTACCCGGGTGATGGGCCAGCCGAGGAAGTGCTGTTGTGTAGGTGCGTTGAGGCATTTAGGACTAGGAGGCGGTGAGGATGAAAGATATCGAATTCAGGGCTTATAAGCTGAGTGAGATCGAGACGCGGGAGAAGGAGAATACTGGCTACTTCTCCGGATACGCCTCGGTCTTCGGGAATGAGGACAACTGCGGGACTATTGTCGACAAGGGCGCGTTCAAGAAGACGATTAAAGAGAACGATGGCGTCTTTCCTATTCTGTTTTTCCATGACCCGACAGTACCTGTCGGCATCGGGCCTTTCCGGGAGGACTCGAAGGGCCTGCTTATAGAGGACGGCGAGATCGACCTAGATACACAAGCTGGACATGATACGTTCAGCGGGATCAAGCGGGGCTATATCGACCGCCTTTCGATCGGCTTTACAAGGATCACGGAGCAACTCATCAATAAAGTGGTGCATCTGAAGGAGTTGAAGCTGTGGGAATCTTCGCTTATCACCCGTAACTTCGCGGCCAACGAGATCGCGCTGATCAGTGATGTGCGGGCGGTGACCACGGGAATCAGGAGGGTGGATATCGCCCTAGAGAACGGGGCAACTCTGGAATTACAGAATGCCTTGATTGATCTACGGTGCTTGCTAGGGAACGTTTCCAAGAAACGGGGCGATGATGAAGAAGAGGTTTTGGAAGAGATAAGAGAATTACACGCACTCCTTAAAGGCGACGGGCCGCCTGATGGCACCCCCGCTGGTAGGGAGCCGCACCTTACGGGACTAGGGCCGCGAGAGCACCCCGATCCTTTGGAGCAGTTCCGCGCCATTGGGCGCGAGATCAGGAAGTCAAAGGTGGTGAACCAAAATGGGTAAACAAAACGATAAAAAGGAAGCTGGTGAGCTTCTAAAGGATATCCACCAAGGCATTGAGCAACTGCGCGACAGCCATGAGGAGCGCCTTAAGGCAATAGAAGAGGCGCAGGGCGAAGCGCTCAGTGATAGGCAGGTTGTTCAAGCCGTAAAGGATACCCTAAAGGAGATGGAGGTCACCGGGCTAAAGCCCGCTCTGGACGACGTACGCAAGCAGTACGACGAGCTTGTGCTACGCCTGAACCAGCCGGGCCTTGTGACCGAGCAACGGAGGGAAGACGAAGAGGAGAAGCGCTCCTTCCTGCACTACGTTCGCACGGGGCAGCTTCAAGCCCCGGAGTGCCGGGCGCTCGTGCAGGATGCTACGGGGTTGATCCTCACCCCACGGGAGTTGGAGGCCGGGGTGATACGGTCGATCCCCGAGCTGACGTTCATGTGGCCGCTTGTGGCCCATAGACCGACTAACAGGGATCGCATTCTGCGACGGTCGCTGACAGAGCTGTCGATCGCCTGGGGCGGCAAGCTGGAGACGGGTGGAACCCTGACTCAATCGACACCGGTTCCAAGTGAAGAGTGGCAGTACGTCTACGATTCGCACGGCTTGGCGAAGGTCGGCCGCGACGAGCTCGAAGATGCCGATATCGATCTTGTGCCAATCATCCAAGATTCGTTCGCACGAGCATTTTCCGAGGATGCCGACGCGAAGATCGTGGTGGGTACGGGCACAAACCAGCCGACGGGGATCACGAACGGTGCGACCGTGACGAGAGTCGAGGCCGCTGCGAATACGGTGATCACTTCGCTGGACATCATGAAGCTGTTCTACCAGGTCCCGGCGAAGTATCTCAACAAGGCCGATTGTGCCTTCGTGATGAACCGCTCGACAGAGTACGTGCTGGCGATCGAGCGCGATCAAGCTGGTGGCGCGGGTACCGGGCAGTTCATGTGGCAGCCCCCGCTCCAAGCGGGGCTGGTGCCGGTGATCCGGGGCTATCCTGTCTACAACCAGGACGACCTCGATGAGATTGACGACTCGGCGGATCAGGATCTCGTGCTCTTCGGAAACTTCAAGATGGGCTACCGGACAATCGATCGCAAGGGGATGTACGTCCTGCGGCTGGATGAGCTCTACGTTGAGGAAGGCATGGTCGGGTTCTTCGTCGGTCGTCGATGGGGCGGCTCGGTTATCCGGGCTGACGCCATGCGGATTCTCGATACACCTTAATAGGAGTGATTGACATGAAGAAAATACTGCTACTGCTTTTGATTCTGGCGCTGGGTGTGACTGCTTTTGGCGTCCGGCGTTGCGCGGAGTCGGATGGGACGGATGCGTTTTGCTTCTCGGATGACGAGGAGTTGCATTTCGGAACGGGCTTGGATGTCGATATCGGGTGGTTCACCGACGACGCCGACGCCCACTATCTCGGAATCAAGGTGCAAACCTTTATTGGTTTCGAGACAGCTACTTTCGAGCATCGGTATTCCTACACTGGGTTGAGTTACAACTTGAACGTTCAAACGCCTTCCGTTGCCGGACTAGAAGTCCAGAATGGAGAGGCGCTGACGTGCGTCGGGCTTGACGGTGGTGCGGCGGAGATTGGCACGACTGAGGGTTATGTCAGTATCGGTGACGACGCGGATTTTCTGCGGTTCGTAATGCCTATTCCGTGCTTATGGGTGGATACCGCTCAAACCGAATCGCTAATAGTCTCATTCGACATACACGAGCAAGCAGGGGAAGAGTGTAACATCGACGTTCGAATCTTCGAATGCGGGACTAATCTATCGGCGATCATCACGGATACTCTTGTTATAACAGATGGAGATGCCCGTCAATGGGAACCCCTGGTGACGTACGCGGCTGGTATCGGAGCTGCGGCTCAGACTACTTTAACCGCCGATGATTCCTATCTGATCATTGAGATAACGCCAACCGCTGATACGGATGATTTCTATGTCTATGGCGCGAGGCTCCTATATCAGACTGGAATACAGGCGACGCAGTAAAGAGCTGGCTATAGGTGGTGAAACAACGGGGCCGGCTGGCAACGGCCGGCCCCACTAGAAAGGAGCGGCTTATGAAGAAGGTGAGGCTGCTGGTGACGATGCCGATACACGGTACGTTGGTGTCGAAGGGCGATACCGTCGAGCTCGACGAGAAGGAGGCGGCCTTGTTGGTGACAACGGACCGTGCGGAGTACGTCGAACCGAAGGCCCCCGTTGACTACAAGGAGAAGTTTGGAAAGAAAGGCCCAGATGAAGACCGGGTGTTAGATACCCCCGAGAACCGGGGAAAGAGGTGATTGAGATGAAGAGGCTATTACTGATTCTGCTTTTGGTCCTGGCGGTGGGTTGTTTTACCACCTTCACAGGCTTCGGCGGTGTTGTGTGTGACACGCTTGAGGTGACCGGGGTTTCGATACTGCGCGGGTCCACGACGCTCTACGCCGTGATCCTCAGTGGGTCCTTCACCGGCGACTTCGACCTTAACTCGTATGCCGATATCGACTCGACGAGTGATACGTACTATGCCGCAAACATCAAAACAACCGGCAACGGCGGTTCATTGTACGTCGATTCGACAGGCACGGGCAATATCTTCGCCGTCGCGCACGACGGGACGACTCAGTTCTCGATACCGGACGGCGGTGGGTTTGTCTTCGCCGACGCATCAAAGCCGGTAAAGAGGATCTATTTGCCGATCGACGTTGGTGGAGGTACGGCGGACACAGAGACTTTCCAGAATTCACCATCGATCAACCTAGATGCAACCGACGAGACTTTCTACGCATCGGTGCCTATTCCCGCTGATTGGGATGGCGCTTCGGACCTCACAATCTACGTGATGGTCGGGAACGAGATCGCGGAGACCGACGGCGACGACGTGTCGATCACGTTCACGGTCAAGGGATACGCAGACGGCGAGACGATGGCAACGGCCGGGCAAACCTGCGCGCTGTTGCAGGACCTCACTAGCGGCGACGAAGCGATCGATATCGTCAATCAGTGCACAGCGGTAATCGACTACAACGAGGCGAGTCACCCGATTGCCGTCGACGATATCATGACCATCAAGGGCTTCGTGAACCTTGCTGCCGGTGTTGAATGCACTGGGCCGCTGCACATCGTCGCATGGTGGATCGAGTACACGGCGGACCAGTTGAGCCAATAGGAGACTTGATGGGGAATAAGAGACTGCGGCCTAAGCGGAGCGTCAAGAGGCTCCTTGTCGGAGAGCTGAGGGAGCTTCGGAAGCTATTACACGGAGAATCGCCGCTTACCGGGGCTTTGAATCCCGATGTGCCGCAAGTTCCACGCCCCAAAAGGAGACGCTATGAGCTTGGGTGAATCGACCGTAAGGGCGGACCAGATCGTGGCAGCGCAAACAATCAGGATCCGCATTAAAGGCATTCATGCGATGAGAGTGCGGCTATGGGTAGCCCGGACGCTAATCTGGCTGGCCCGCAAGACTGGTCGTTTGAGCATGAAGATCGAACTGGAGTGAAATGGGAGCCGTCACCGACCGCCTGACGATCTCGCTGGAGGAATTGCGCGACTACGTGCACCTCACCCCGGCGGACGAGGGGACTGCCGTGATGGAGTCCCTCGGCCTCGGCAACGCGGGGCCGTGGACGCCCGCGCACGCACCCGACTTGATCCTGACGACGCTCAGGGTCTACGCCGGGGCCGTAGGCGGGGCGCTCGGCCTGTTGACCGAGATAACGGACTATATCGTCGACGAGGAGACGCAAGTCATCACGCGGGTTGCTACGGGTGCGATTGAGGATACGGATCTCGTGGTCGCCGAGTACCGCTATAGCTCTGTGGCGTGCGCCGAGGATGTGCTGATCCTTGCGATGGCCGCAGCGGCCACGAAGGCGGCGGACGAGTATCTGAACAACCCGTTCGAGGGGATCGTTCCGCAGGTGAAGTTTACCGCCGTCCTGGCCAGCCATGCGATCACGGTGGATAGCGTCTGTTTCACCGCTGCGGACGCGAAGGACGAGGACAAGCGGGAGTTCGTTGTCGGTGTGGATGATTCAGAGACGGCGGACAACTTCTGCGAGTTGGTTAACTCGACCACGCTCGGCGGCTCCTACGGCGCGGTCGGTGTCGAAGGAGTGATTGCCACAAACACCGATGGCACGGTCAAGTTCACGAAGCGCTACCCGCGAGTGGAGGACATCGTGGTCACAAGCTCGACCGCCACCCGGCTGTTGGTGCGGAATGTGAGGACCGAGCTTGCTGTTCCCGATCCGGTCAAAGTGTGGTGCCTGCTATACGTGAAGCGCCACTTCATGAACCGCGATGGGCATCTACAAAGGAACGTAGACGGCCTCGGGTCGACCATGTGGATACCGATAAAGGCGGAGGGCCAGGGTATCGGCGAGGACTACACGCTGATAAGCCTGCTTCGCTTACTGCCGGGGTTCTGATGGACCGTATACGGATAGAGAGGAAGATAGAGGTGGGTCACAGTGCGATGGGGTCGGACGCTGCCTGGCGTGGTGACGACCCCGTGTACGCACAGGTGACTTTCGTCAGCGCCAAGGCACTGCCGCAGTACCAGCAGGTGCAGGGCGTGGTCTACTACGACATCAGATTCCACGGCAGTGTGGACATCGGGCTGAAGGACATACGGTTCGTGTGGCTGAATAAGGGTGGGAAGATCCTATTGCCGGTTGAGCCCCCGCGTAGCCTGGAGACCGACACGAAGATCCTAGTGAAGGAGCAGTGATGGGCAAAGTTGCGGGCGCGATGTTCATAAGCTCGCTGCCGATGATCCTGAAGAAGATGGAGGCGGCCTCCAAAAAGAAGATGCAGCAGGCCGTCAACGCCGGACGCAAGGAAGTCATCGAGACTCTGCGCGGTGCGCGCCACGGCAAGCGCTACAAGGTGCCAAAAACGAAGCATAAGTATTACACGGCTTCGCGGCCTGGCGAGCCACCGGCAGCACCTACCGGACGGATGCGCGGCTCTATCCGTGGCAGGGTGAAGGCAAGTCTATTTGATGTCGAAGGACAAGTAGGTACGCCGCTCGACTATCCGCGCCGCCTTGAGATGAAAATGGACCGCGAGTGGCTGTCGGTGGGGATAAAGAAAGCCCTGCCGGAGATCAAGCGGATACTGGGATCGAGGTGGTTCTGACATGGACCTCATTGAGGCGATCATAACCGACATTTATACCTTGATCACCGATGATGCCGACATGCGGATCCTCATGGGGGGCAGCGTCGAGGAGCGCGGCGAGTGGCTATACGAGGAGCTGGACGAGGTGGACCCGGAGTTCCCTTATCTTGTGCATTCCTTCGAGGAGGAGACTGCGGGTACCGACCCTGGCTTTGCTAACGGGTTTTACACGGTCGACGCGTGGGTCTACTGCGAGAAGCGCGCCGACAAAGAGAAGCTATACAGGATACGGGGGCGGCTGGCCGAACTGCTAGGCGAGCGTTATCTAACTAACCCGATCTATACCTACTGCTTTCTTTGGCTTGAAGGGCGGGGTCGGCGGATGCCGACCGACAATACGCAAGTGAAACGGTACTCGCTGCCATTCGAGGCGCGGTTTGCGAGGACACAGGAGATCAAATCAATTTTAGCGAGGTGATGAAAAATGAGTGGACCTAAAACTACGGTGTTGTCTGACACTTTTGAGCACATCGTTCTCGGGCCGGGCGTGACAACGCTCAACCTGGGAGAGGCTGGAGAACGCCAACTAGGCGGTGCTTCCGACGGTGGGTCGTTCGACCTAACCCGCACGAAGCGCATAATTGCGATTGCCGGCGCGAAGGGACGGATGAAGGGTGGAGACGTGGTAGAGGAAGTCTTGGCTACGTTGACGGTGCGGCTGAAGGACATCACTAAAGACGATGTTGTTGCTGCAATCGCTGGTGCGAACGTGGCCGATGACACGCCCGCCGGCTGGGATACGATCACCGGCGGCGACATCGAATCGACCGACTACATCACAAACGTTGCTTATGCCGCTGCCTATTCCAGCCTTGGTAACGACGTGATCTGTCTCATCAAGAACGCTCTTGCTGGCGATACTTTTAGCTTGGCAGCGGAAGACAAAGGGGAGGGCGTGATCGAGATTGTCTTCGAGGCACGCTTCGATCCTGCTACGTCGACTGTTGAGCCGTGGGAAATCCGATTCCCGAAGGTGTGAGGTGACCTATGAGCAATAAGGTCAACGCGCTTACTTACAGACCGCCGCCGGCCGTGATGCGTATTGGTACCTTTGAGCGGCGGCGGCTAGGGATCATGGATGAGGTCGCGCTTGCCGAGCTGCTCTTTGACTCTCTTGGCTCGATGGACTTTGACCCGGAGAAAATCGAGGATCTCTCTGTTGGTGAGGCTATCGGCTTATTAGTCGTCCTCTTCAGGAAAGAGGAAGTCATTGACAAGCTACTCGGTTTCCTGCGGAGCGTCCTTGTCGACTTCCCTCTTTCCGTGGAAGAGATGAAGGATCCCGAGAAGTTCCCGATCGGCTCTACTGAGGCGATCATCGAGTCCTTGGCGAACGATAAGGATGTGGAGGCTTTTTTCGGCTCCGTGCAAAGACTGTGGAAGCTGAAGGGCAAGCTGAAAGGTACACGTTCGCCGAAGAAATCGACCTCATCCAAAAAAGGTACGGCTGGACAGACGAAGAAGTAAAGGCGCTGCCCTTCCTGCGGCTTATCGAGGTAATCGAGACCGCTGCTGACGGAAAGGCGAAGGAGGACCGGCAAGCATCGCTAAACGCCCTTATAGCCGGTAGGTGGATCCAGCCGAAGAAAAGCTGGGTGAATGAGCTGTTGTACACGGGTGAGCGGCCCGCCTTTACACCGCCTGAGATGACCGACGAAGAGGCTGTTGAAAGGGCCTGGGAACTCCTCAAGGCCGACAAGAAGGCCCGTGAGGAGAAGAAGAAGGAGAAGAAGTGAACGAAGTCTTTAGGCTCGTAGCGACTATAAAAACAAATGCCAAGACCGCGATTGGCGAGCTGAAGGCCGTCGAAAAGACGGGCAAGACAATGGGTGCCCGTCTCGGCAAGACCATGAAGACCCTCGCCAAGGTAATGAAGATCGTCTTTGTGGTCGGAGCCGCTGCGGCCACTTACGCCATGGGCAAGTTCTTCGTCTCCTCGATCAAGTCTGCCGCCAAGTATGAACAGGCAATGGCGATGGTTCAGGCCGTCACCGGTGCGACAGGAGAAGAGTTTGACGCGCTAGGTGAGAAGGCAAAGGATTTAGGAAAATCAACTAAATTTACAATGATTCAAATCGCCGAGGGGATGGAGAACCTCGGCCGTGCCGGCATGACTGCCAACGAGATCATCGACTCGATGGGCGGTGTGACCGCGCTAGCCGCATCACAGTGCATCGAGTTGGGGCAAGCCGCCGAGATGGTCGCTGGGGCATTGAACGGGTTCAACCTCGCTGCCGACCAGGCGGGCCGCGTGGCCGACGTATACGCCTACGCCGCTAGCAACTCCGCCATAAGGACGGAGGACCTCGCCGAGACGCTCAAGTATGCGATGCCCGCCGCGAACGCACTTGGCTACTCCCTTGAGGAAGTCGCTGGCATGGCGATGATCCTCGGCGACAACATGATCAAAGGCTCGATGGCTGGGACCGGCTTGAGCTTCGCCTTTAGCGAGCTCGTGGGTATGTCCGACGAATTCCAGAAGCAGCTCGGCGATGTTGGCGTGTCGGTTGACGACCTCACCGGGCCGGACGGCAAGATCCTGTCAATGGCCGAGATCCTCGGGGTCCTCAAGGAGAAGGGCCTCGACGCTGGCGATATGTTCGAACTCTTCGGCAAGCGGGCCGGCAAGAGTATGGTGATCCTGCTCGACAAGGGAGAGGACGCGATCAAGGATTACACTGGTGCCCTAGAGGAGTGCGGCGGGACCGCCGAGGAGATGGCCGAGATCCAGCTAAACACCCTCAGCGGACAGCTAGAGATACTCAAGGGCTCATGGGAGCTTTTGAAGGTGACCGTCGGCGAGAAGCTGATGCCGGTTCTCAAGGACTTCCTCAAGAACACGATCATCCCTCTAGTGAATAAGATGGTCGACTGGGCCAAGGAAAGCGACACGCTCAAGAACGCATTCACGGGTTTCTTCGACAAGGTGAGGAAGGGGATCGAGTGGATCGTCGAGCATCGGCGTGGCCTGGTGACGGCGCTCAAGGCGATCGCCGTTGGCTTCGCCGCCATTGTGGCGATCAAGATCGCTACCTGGATCGGCGGGGCCATCTCAGGGTTCGCGAGCCTCGCGGGGGTAATCGGCGTCACTGGCCCACTTGGTATAGCGATAGCAGCGGCTACGGCGGGATTGGTTCTATTACTACGCAAAGTCAAAGGCGCTGTTGAGGAGACAAAGAAGAAAGCAGCTGAGGCGCGCGAGGAGGTAAAACACCTTGGCGAAACGATAGATAAAACCGGTCAGAGAATGGACATAGAAGCCCAGCGATGGAATGCACGGGCAGGAGAAATGGCCGAATCGTCTAAAGAGCTCGCAAGAGTTTTTGATACCGTAGCGCGCGTAATGGGAGAGAAACTGTATGAATTAGTTGAAACCGCCAAAATGCCAGAAAGCGCTTTCCATTCGCTAGTGGAGGAACTACGCAAAGCCGCAATCGAAGCATCTAAGGCTCCTGTTGCCAAAGCTGGTCAACAATGGGGTCTCTTAGCAGATGCCATACTGTCTAAATATTCGGAGATATACCCGGAATTGGCAAAGTACCGTGAAGGGTATCTCGGAGACCTAAAGACTGACCTTAGGGAAGACGAAACGCTGCATACTGATAGCGTTAATCGGATCATTGAGATTCAAGCACTGCGTTGGGAGGCACTCGGGAAAGCGAAAGAGGGACTAGACGAATGGCGAGCGAGCAGGGAGGCGGCTACTTGCTCTATAGAGGATGGAATTTGCGCTACCGAGGAGGGCACCGAAGCCACTGGGGAGGCTGTCGAGGCCATAGAAGAGCACGTTGAGGCTAGCGAAGAGCAAGCTGAAGTGATACAGAAAGTAACAGATGCCAAAGAGGAAGAGAAAAGCAAGACCGAAGAGCTGATAGAGCGTTTCCAAGAATTGGATTTGGCCTTGGGGACTTCGACAGAAGGCACAGCCGAATACGCCAACGCCATCCAAGGACTTCAAGGCCTCTATGACGGGTTGAGTGAGTACCAGGACTTCTTCGTTGAGAACAACATGAAGGTCGATAAGTCGATTCTCGACCTCATGGCTGATATCGAAGCCCTCGGCGTGATTGGCACAAAGACGGTCGACTATATGAAGCAAATCACCGGCGAGGGAAAGACCCTTTGGCGAAGTTTCGTCGACACGATCAAGGCGTTCAACGTCGGCCTGCGCAAGGACACCCTAGAGGAGTGGAAGGGGATCTATGAGGGGATCAGGGGCTTCCTCAATGGCATCTTCGCGAACACCTGCGACATGTTCGAGAAGAACCGCAAGGCGCGCGAGGATTACGAGAAGTGTGTCGCCGAGATCCGCGAGGGCGGTTTCGAGAACGAGAAGGAACTCCTCGACGAGGCGGCGAAAGCCTACGAGGAGGAGCGCGTCACCGTCTGGGGGATCCTGAAACAGGGTGTCCGCGACTTCATCAGAGCCATACGCGAGAAGTTCGTCGCCATCGCGGCGGAGCAAGCCGCGTTGGGGATAATCGCGGCCCTTACCGGCAACATCATCGGAGCGTTAGCTCATGGCGCAGCAGCCCTCAAGGCGGGAGCAGTGGCGGTTGGTCTTGCCGTCGCTGGCTTCCAAAAGGGCGTCTTGGCGTTCGGCCCGACGCTGGGTGTCATCGGTGAGGGCGGGGTTCCGGAGGCGGCGATACCTCTCACGCCTCCTATCCTAGCCGACATCGGCAAAGGGATTGTCTCGGCGCTGCAAGGGGTCGAGCCGGCCTACGCCGGTGCGGGAATTGGCGGGGCGCAAGTTGTCATAGAGGAGATGCACATCGCCGAGGGAGCGATTTTCCACGTGCGCGAGGAGGCCGATATTGAAAAGATTGTCCACGAGCTCGGTGACGAATTTGAGGACCGGATCATCGGAGTGGGGCGGGTGAAGCCGTGAGCAACGTTGCAGCCAGGTTCACACTTGGGGATAAGACCGACGTGCAGCTCGGGATCCAGCTCTTGAAGGACTACTCCGAGCCGATTGCGCCGAAGACGATTGACAAGACCGTGCGGATACCCGGCAGGCACGGCGAGTACGACTTCGGGGCCGACCTCGGGGCGCGGCTGTTCAAGTTGAAATGTGAGTTCGTGGATGCGATGACCAGAGAAGAATTACAGACGGCGGTGAGGGCGCTCGCCGCGCACCTCGTCGATTCGGACGGCAACCCGCGCGACCTTGCTTTGAGCTTCGACAAAGAGGTGGGCAAGTTTACTACAGTGCGCCTGCAGGGGGCGCTGGACATCAAGCGGATCATCGCGCACGGCATCTTCACCCTGCGGCTGTACGCGGCCGACCCGTTCGCGTACGGCGCGGAGGAGGAGGTTGAGACGGCCGTGACGGCCTCGCCGCAGGGGATCGCGGTGACGAACGACGGCACCGTTAGTACGCCGCCGACGATCACGATCAAGAATGATGGTGAGAACACCATCTCAGGACTGAGCATAACTCTACAGGAATAGGAGAGGAGGAACCATGAGTGGAGAGCTAGCAGATGAGGGCGCGGACTTTGCGCTGAACATCCTTTTTCGGCACACGGGGACCACGCCAGGCACGGTCTATCTCGGCCTGGCGACGGCAACGATCCTAGACACCGACGGATTGGCTGACATCACTGAAGAGGACGACGGTAATTACGTGCGGCAGGCGATAACGTTCGGTGCACCGGCCGATGTTGGCGGTGTGCAGAAGGTCAAGAACTCGGTGGCTGTTGCGTTCGCCGCGTGGGATTCGGACGGCAGTGAGATCACCGACTGCTTCATCACGGACGTAGAGACGGGGACGGGAGGGAAGCTGATGTCCAGGCTGGTGCTCGATGTGGCGAAGACGCCGAAGACCGGCGAGACGCTCACCTACCCGATTGACGCTTTAGTGTTCGGGATGGACTGAGGAGAGTTGAAAGTATTCTGGCAGCGTGGCTGCGAGAATGACGGTTGGTTGGCAACTTCGACGACTTCTGCTTCAGCGAGAAAGCGAGAAAAGCCGGGTTCCATATCTGGAGCGACTACGGGATCCTGTGTAGCCACTTCAAGGAAACTGACGCCAAGATACTGAATACGCTGAGGCTGATGGCAAGTAAAGGAAAATATGGTCAATTTAGTAGAAATCCTTAGCAAGCGCCACAGGACGCGGAAGAGCTTTCGGCATTTTGTAGACGGAAAGCCGACTAACACGTTTACCGATGAATACAGGATCGGCTCCCAACATTATGAGGAGGACCCTGGCAGCGGTGATTGGCTTGAATGCGATTCCCGGCTTGTGCCTAGCCGGGAAGTTGGCTGGGACTGGGAGATGAATAAAGCCTCTTGGCGGCTGTTGGTCAAGGAAAGCGGCTGGGTGGCTGCCGAGAAGCAGGGCGTGGGTATCGGCTTTAAGCTAGTTGGCTGGGGCTACCTGAATAAGGTGACGAAGAATTACGTGCCGAAGGGCACGGCGGATTACTCCAATCCGACAGTAGACGACTCTAGCATCTCCTGGCAGATATTCAACAACGTCACCCTGAAGCTGACGGCCACGCCTGATAGTCTGCACGAAGGTATCGAAGTGCCCCAAATCGTCCGCGACCACATTACTACAAATAATCCTTACGGAGTAAACGGATATGTGGTCTACGCCTACGAGGTCAGGTGGGACGACGTGTCTGAGATCGAGGATGAGGAGCAAGGGCCACAAAATCCTGACACCAACTGGGAAAGCGAAGCGCGGGTATTCCTGAAAAATGCAGCAGGGAAGATCGTCTCGGCTTTGCCGGCACATTTTGTCAAGCACGCAACGCTCGATTCCAAAGAGGCTCCGCCCATTCGCATCCGGCGGCGGTTCATCAAGAAGGACGACAAGCACTATCTGTTGTTTGGCGTTCCTGTGGATGCCCTGGCGAATATGCCTTCTGGCACAGTCGTTTTTGACCCAACGGTCGACAAGCAGGTGACTGCAGGCGGGGATGATGGATATTACAGAGATGGCGATGGAAGCTTCAGCGCCGCTGGCGATAATGTCTTGGTGGGGCACTGGGACTCTCACGCCTCTTACAAGAACATGAGTGGTTTTTTCCGCTGGATTGGCGTGACAATCGAGGGGACTGTTACGACCATGACAGTTGAAGTCTATGTGTATGTTATTGGTGGCGGAGAGACCAATCTGAAATTCTACGGCATCGACGAGGACAACCCCGCCGCACCGACGGACGCCGCCGAGTTCCTGGCCGATCCCGAAACCACCGCCGGAGTGGATTGGGATGTAACTTTTAATACAAGTGCTTGGAACACTTCGCCGGAATTGAAAACGATCGCTCAAGAGCTTGTAGATACATACACAATTTCAAACGCAGCGGTAATGCTCCAGCTCCAGAATGATGGGACAACCGGGGATAACGATGCGACCATACGAGCGCAGGATTTTGACGATAACACTAAAGGCGCTAAGCTGTCGATAACGTACACTGTGGCGGCTCCCACTGTTACGACTCAAGCCGCCGATCAAATTGGCCCAACCAGCGCACGCGGCAACGGCAACATCACCGACGATGGTGGAAGCTCAATTATTGAGCATGGCGTCTGCTGGAAGAAGGGAGCCGATCCCGTCAACATCGGCGGTGCGGACGGGTACACCGAGGAGGGCGCGGGCTCCGAAGGCGCGTTCACCTCGAATATGACCTTGCTCGATCCCGAGTCGACGTACTACTACCGCGCCTATGCGACCAACCCTGGAGGGACCAGCTACGGCGACGCGCAATCCTTTAAGACGATGATTTCGGCTGCGGCATCGGGCCAGGCGGCAAGCGAGGGCAGTGCAGCTGGACTCTTGGCTCTCCAGGGCGGCGCTTCCGGGCAGGGGATCTCTTCCGGCAAAGCAGCGGGCCTTCTTGCCCTCATAGGTACAGGAGAGGGCCAAGCCACCTCTTCGGGTGTGGCCGGGGGTCTCCTCGCTCTTATAGGAGATGCGGCGGGGCAGGCCACCTCTTCCGGCGATGTGGCGGGGCAGATCGGCCATCCGGCATCCGCGTCGGGCCAAGCCACCTCCTCGGGTGTGGCTAGCGCCTTGCTCTCGCTCATAGGGCAAGCGGAGGGCCAGGCGGCAAGTGAGGGCACGGTCTACGCCCTCTTGGCGCTGATAGGCGGCGCGGAAGGGCAGGGGATCTCTTCCGGCGAAGTGGCAGGCCATATCGGATATGTGGTAAGCGCAACCGGCATAGCGACGAGTCAGGGCGCGGCGGCGGCCCTGCTAGAGCTCATGGCGAAGGCTTCCGGGCTTGCCGTGACAACGTGGGATATCATCATCTACAACTTCACAGGGGAGCTCGCGCCGGGCGAGACGTTGGTAATCGACCATAAAGCCAAGACCGTGACGATCGACGGTGTGAACGTACTGAAATACTTCACAACGGGAGACTTCCCCGACCTGCCGCCGGGTAGCAGCACGGTCAAATACGGGGATTTGGAGGACTCGCGCGATCTCACGATAACGGTGACGTACAAGGACAAGTGGCTATGAGCGTAAAACTGGAATACACGGGAGATCTGGCGGCTGGCGAGACGTTGGTAATCGATCCCGAGAACGAGACGGCGACGCTTGACGGGGCCGACGTGTCAGGCGACATCGAAGGCTTCGAGAAGGTGTTCGAGCTCAAGGCGGGGGTGAACACGATTACCTACGAGGACACCGAGGGCAGCAGGAACCTTACTGTCACGATCGAGTTTACGGAGAGGTATCTATGAAAAACGCGCCAGTGACAATTTACAATGCCTCCCTTGAACTTGTCGCGTACCTTGAGAACGCGACAGGCATCGGCTACAAAAAGCGCAAGGGCGAGGTATGGAGCGCGTCGTTCTGCCTGCCGGCCGACGATCCCAAGAACGACGAGTGCAAGGACTTCTACTATGCCGAGATCTTCGACGGCGACACGCGGGTCGAGCTCTTCCGTATCATTCTGAACAGGAAGAGCCGCATTAAAGGCAAGCCGGTGATCAAATACGAATGCAAGCACGTCCTGTCGACACTGAACGACAGCACGCTTGTCGGGGTCCATAACGCGGGCCCGGGTGTAGAGGCTGCGCTCAACTACGTCCTCGGCAAACAGGTGGTTACACACTGGCAGCTCGGCACGGTCGACTTCGTCCAGAATTTTTACCACTACTGGAAGGACCTCTCGCTCTTAGCGGCGCTGTATACAGTATCCGAGCGCTTCCTCACCGCGCACCTGTGGACGTTCGACACAAAAAGCTACCCGTGGACGCTCAACCTGCTTGAAGCACCGACGGCGGTCAGTGCGCGGATTGCCTATCGCAAGAACATGCAGCAGATTGACCGCAAGAGCGACGTGCGCAACCTCTACACGCGGCTCTATCCCTATGGCTACGGC